ATGATCTATGAAGGTAATGCTTATCTTGATGCTAAAGGTAAAGTAGCTGAGAGTAGTTTCTACTGGTATGAGGATGATGTGTTGTGTAAGTGTAGGCCTGATTTGATATGCCCACCTTTAGATAATACAGGCTCAAAAGATGAAATAGTTATAGTGGACTACAAGACTACTCAATCAGTTGAGCCTTACACCTTCGCTAAGTCAGTTAAGAAATTTAGATATGATTTGCAAGCATCTTATTATAGGCGTGGCATGGAAGCTGCTGGATATAAGGTAACTGACTTTGTGTTTGTTGCTCAAGAAAAGACTTATCCTTATGCATCTAAAGTATTTAGAATGACAAAAGAGCAAATGGACTTTGGTTGGTCAATCATGGAAGCATACTTAGAGGACTATAAAGAATACAAGAAGGGTAAGACTTTGAGTATTTATAATAGCGCTAATGTTGTGGACTTGGTTTTATGAGTATTTATAAATTTACTTTAGTTAGTTTTGTTTGGTTTTTAAAACTTACTAAACAACACCTTTTTATTTATAAAGCATTAAAGAATCCTAGAAATGGAAAGTATTATAAATTTGAAGTAAGTCTTATTTATAGAAATTGGTATATATATAAAGAAAGAATGAAGGATAAGCCTACTACATATAGAACTTTAGCAAAAAAATTTAATAGGTCAGATAACATGATATGTTTAAACTTTGCAAAAACTTTACGCAGAATTCGTGGCGTTCATAAATTTGGTTTGAAATTTTGCGGAATAACGATTATAAGAAAAAGTAAGGGCAAATAGATAATGAGAGTATTAGAGTATAGTATGGAGAGTTTATCCTTTGCCCTTAACAACAGTATAAGGTTTTTGGAGAAAGATGTAATAAAGTCTTTGCTTTATTATGAAATTAATTTTAATATAAATATGGAGAGTCGAAATGGATAATAGCACTAAGAAAGCATTATGGATTGGTGAGGAGTTACACAAAGATATAAAAATCTTTGCAATCCAAGAAAATCTAACAATAGAGCAAGCAACACAAATGCTAATTAAACTTGGCATGGTTTCTTATGAATCTGAGAAAGACAATGACACAGTATAGTGATCGTGTCGAAATGCAGAGATTAAAACTAAACAAAGAAAAAGATGAATGGTATATCCATGTAAACAATGGTGCTGGTTATACCGAAGTAAAACAAGGTAACACATTAACAATTACCTACCATGCTACTGGCAAAAAGGAGATTATTATAGATGCCAATTAACAGTAGAACAAAAGGTGCGGCCTTTGAAAGGGTTATATGTAAAAAGATTAATACCTATCTTGAGTCAAAAGGTAGTACCGATACTGTTAAAAGAAACCTAGATCAATATCAAACTAAAGGAATGGCTGATATTTATTGGGATAACTTGGCAATAGAATGTAAGCGATATAAGGGCAATGGTCGTTCAGATGTATTTAAGAATGACTGGTGGAATCAAGCAGTTGAGAGTGCTAACGATAACCTAATCCCTATATTAATTTATAAATACGATAGAAGACCTATATACATTGTGATTCCTAACTACCTAATAGGTGAGTCCAAGGAAAAGAACTGGCAACAGTTCTCAATGTTACCGCTATCAGATATATGTGAGAGGTTAGATGAAGTCGTACAAAAGGCAAATGGACTTAAATAGTTATTTGTTTGAGGAAGACTTTGAAGAGTTTTGTAGGCTTTCCTACAATAAAATCCAAACCGCTTGTGAGTTCTTAGGAATAATCAACGATGAGGATTATGAGGGTTTTAAGGAAAGGTGTTATACCCAACTTGAAACTGATTATATAAACAGTATCGAGAACTTAACGATACATTAACTATAGGAGTATAGTATATGAACGATATATTAGGTGGTATGAGTACTACCGATAATAAACAGCAAATTTACTTAGGATTTAAGACAAGAGATCAGAAGTTTTATGCTAATGGTGAAACTGAAGTAGATGTTACCTACCTTCAACTTGACATAGATACATTCAAGTCAGGTTGGGGTAGATACACTAAATCCGATGGTTTTGAATATAAATGGGACAACAAATTTACTGTTGTAGACCCTAAACCTGCTGATGATTGGCGTAGAGCTTTTTCAGCTTGGGTAATGCCACATGGTGCTGAACATCCTTATCTATGGCAAAGTTTTTCTTTTGCTGAATCTAGTGCTTTTAATAACATATTAGGACTATTTTGGGATGATAGGGCAAATCATGCTGGCAAATTACCAGTGGTTGAATACAAAGGCTCAAAGCATATTCAGGTAGGTATGGGTACTTCATCTGAGTTGTCTTTTACATTTGCCAAGTGGGGTGATAGAGGTTTTAACGTACCTGATTGGTATATTGACCCTGATGCACCAGTTGATAATGATGATGGCTTTGTTTCTCCTAATGAGGGACTGGCAGATAAAGTAGCTGAAATGGTAGCTAAGACTGAACTTAGCGATGATGATATTCCATTTTAGATGTCAAACGTAGATTGGCAGAGAATAGCACCTGAAGTTGCAAAGCAGCTTCTAGGTGAACCAAGTAGTACCACATCGAAAGAACTTCGGTGGGGTACTCATGGCTCTATGACTCTTAACTTGACCGAAGGCACATGGTATGACTTCGAAAATCAAGTGGGTGGCGGAATCATAGATTTAATTAAATATCGCAATCAAGATGTAGCCACCATTTTAAGAAGTTTCGGTTACGACCAAGCATTGCCCTCTGACTCCTTACTCAGCGTTAGTGGACTCCCCCAAAACAGCACTAACAAGGGTAATGCAAGGTCTTTTAGCAAAGTCCAAATGAGGGAACTTTATTCTCAAGCAATAGTAAAAGTGCAGTATTCTACTAATTTTTGGGTTATGAGGTTTCCTGATGGACATCCCATCAAACAAAAGTATGCACCCTTTAGTATGAATTTTGATGGTTCTTGGTCATTAAAAAGACCTGAAGGCAAATTGCCAATTTATTACACAGATAAGGCAAATGATAAGCCAATCATTATAAATGAGGGTGAGAAGGCTATGAGAGGTGCAGAAGCTATTTATGATGGTGATGTATGCACATGGCATGGTGGAGTCAACAGTTGGGAGAAAGCTGACTGGAGTCCTATCTATGGTAGAGAGGTTTGGATATGGCCTGATAATGATGAAGCTGGTAAAAAATGTGCTTTAGATATTTATAAGTTTTTAAAAGAAAATAAATGCAAAGTATCTGTAATCAGACCACCATTTGAATTTGCTGATAAAGATGACCTTTACGATGCTTATGAGAATAATTTTTTTGCTAATACTGATGAGTTGGAGGACTATGCAAAAGATAACCAAGAATACATACCCAACGATGATGTAGAGTTTGCTGATTACGATGAGATGGAGATGAATGATACACCTCCTGAGTGGGTCATTGATAAAGTTATAGAGAAAGGCAGCGTGGCAAGTTTATATGCAGAACCAAAGGCAGGTAAGAGTTTTGTAGGGATATCGATGATGCTATCAATAGCAACGGGAATGGATTGGTATGATTACACTGTTAATAAACCTTCAGGGGTTTTATACCTTTGTGGAGAGGGTGAGAAGTCTATATTTAAAAGAATTCTAGCTTGGGAGAAGAATTTTTTAGGTGAATATGGGAAGGTTAGAGATGCTAAATTCAGAGTTAGTAAAAGACCAGTAAGAATATTGGATGATGAAAACTATGAAAAGTTGTTAAGAAAAGCACATGAGGTTAAAGCAGAGCTTGGTAGTTTGGGTTTAATAGTTATAGATACACTACAAAGAAACTTCGGTTCAGGCGATGAAAACAGCACGTCTGACATGAACCTTTTTATTCAAAGAATAGATAGATTAAAGTTTGAGACAGGTGCATGTGTAATGTTAGTTCACCATACAGGACATGCAGGAAACAAGTCTAATGGCATGAGAAGGGGTAGAGGGTCAAGCGTATTACCTGCTTCTTTAGATTCTGAGTTTTATATTGAAAGAACTGATAAGGATACTCAGAGTGGAATGTTGGCATTAGAGGATAAGGTTATGTATGTAAAGATGAGTCAGACTCTAAACAAGGAAGACATGAACATACCTCCTATAAACTTTAGAATGGACACTATCACAGACCTTGGAAAGAAAAAGGATAAAAAGTCCGCAGTTTTGGTTCAGATAGATGAAAGTGAAGTGCCAATTACAATAAATCCAGTCAAGCCATCACCACAAGAGAAACCAGTTCTAGAGGCTTTGGAAAAATTACCATTAGAAGATAACAGAGAGAATCCGCAAGATTGCATGTATATGCCAGCAACATTAGAGGGCAGAGTTCAATACGGAAATAAGAATCTTACTTCTGATCAGATTGCGGAATGCTTAAAGGGACTAAAAAATAAAAATCTATTAAAGCACATACCCAATGTTGGATATCAGCATAAGGATTATGGTGAAATGATGACTAAATTTCGTGATAAAGAAGATGAAAAGCAATAAATCAAGTGGGGTAAAATGTGGGGTAAAACTTGGGGTAAACGTGGGGTATTTGGGGTGAAAATCATTAATTTATTAGGGTGGGGTGGGGTGTGTTCCTTTAGGAACACCCCAACACCCCTATTAAATGATCAGCCAAACAGGAATAATTATGAAATCTTATTTAGATAAAGCATTAGAAGGCAAATTAAAAGAGTTAAGAGCTTTTGAGCTTGAGACTTATGAAAGATGGGGTAGTAGAAGAAGAATCTTTAAAATGGTCGGGGTGAAGTTTGAAATTAAGTTTTGTAGAGGAGAACAAATGTTAAAAGATTCTTTACAGGATGATTCGCCAAGAAAAAAGATGCAAATGGTCGAAATGATGCTTAGAGCTTTTGATGCTCTAAATAAGAAATGTGAAGAGAGTGGTTATACAAGAATACAACCAAGTGCTAGGTGTTTTAACTTTGATAAGAAGACTGCTTTAATTTGTGATACAGATGAAGAGAAGCCTGTGCTTTTAAAAATACATAAAGATGAAAAAGATATGATGGTATTTAGTATTGAAGAGTTATTGAGATGTATCCCCAAAGATTTTATGAAAGCAAAGCAAATTCTATCTAAGTTAGATAAGTCGGTTAATTTTAAGAGGATAAGTTATGACTAAATGGCATGGTGGTAAAGGTAGTAAAAGGCGAAAAGAAGACAAAAAGAAAATAGATGCAAATTGGGACAAAATATTTAAAAATGCAAAAACAAATAAACGACCTAAGAAAGGGAAAACAGACTGAAAACAAATTAATTTATTTACTTGAGTCTTTGGGAAGAAAGGTAGTGCAGGCAAATTTATCACAGGATATGTATGATCATATTGATATGTTTGTTAATGATGTGCCTATAGATGTCAAAGGCAATAGATATGCAAATTGTATTTGGTTGGAACTTACAAATGTAAATGGTAAGGATGGTTGGCTAAAAGGCAAATCTAAATACATTGTGATGGATGTAATAGATATGAATTCTTTTCTTGTCTTTAAAACTAAAGACTTGCTAGAATATTGTAATAACATAGTGCAAATCGCAAATAGTAAAAACGATTACAATATGCTTTACACAAGACATGGAAGAAAAGATCAAATAATAAAAGTACGATACAGTGACATTAAACATTTACAAAAAGGAAAATTAACTTATGCCTATTAAACTTAAAAAAAGTCAAACAATAAGAGACAAGGTTACAGGCAAATTTGTTACAGAACATTACTATTTAAAAAGTATGACAATTCAAGAACTCAATGACTACATTGAATCATCAAGTGCAAAGAAAAAGATCATACAAAAATGCAAAAATGAAATAGTGAAAAGAAATGTTAGATAGGTTTTTAGAGTGGTCTTTCCAACGAAAGGCAAATTTATTATTTAAAAGGAGTAAAAAAATGAGTATAGACAATATAACACCGCAAGAATGGGATAGTGTAAGGCAAATTAAAAAGGCAAATCACGACCCTGTAAATAGACCGAGCCATTACAATCAAGGTAAATTTGAATGTATTGAATACATAAAACAACAACTAGGCAAAGAGTTTCCCAGTTACCTAGAAGGTTCAGCTATTAAGTACATTCACAGGCATAAAGACAAAAATGCTAATATCCAAGATTTAGAAAAGGCAAAATGGTATATTAATAAGTTGATAGAACATTATGAGAATCTTTAATGGCTGATAAAAAGCAAATTGACATTTCAAATCTCAAAAGGCAAATTGATAAAGGCAAATCGCTAAACGAGGTTTCTGTATCTTTAGGTAAAAGCAAATCGACAATTCTAAAGGTGGCTAACGAGAATGGATTAAAGTTTGAAAATAAAAGTCATTGGGCAAATTTATAAAAGGCAAATTTAATATGCGAATCACAGTAAAAGACAACTTAAAAGATATTAGAAAGCAATTAGATAAAGACTTAAATAAAAAAGACTTTAATAAAATTATGGCTAGAGCCATGAATTACACAGGAGAAAGAGTTGTTAATGCTGAAAGATCGCACCTACACGACAAACTAGATAAACCTAGACCGCAAACAGTTAAGAGTGTTGTTATATCTCAATTTGCTAAACCAAAAAGCAATAAGTTAGCTATGACTGTTAGAGTCAAGGATTGGGCGGCCAAATACCTGCATTACATATACACAGGAGAGAGTGAGCCTGCAAGAAGACAGGGATATCCCTCTCCAACAAAAGATGCAAAAGGCAAAGAAGGCAAATTTGGTAACATATTAAAACTATCTTCTAAAGGTGGTTTATTATCTAGGGTTGATAAAACAGCCGAGTCACAAAGAAAAGGCTCACGTTTTCAAGGAGTACCAAAAGGTAAAGGCTCTAAAACTTATGGTATATGGGAGAGACAAGGCAGGAAGGGTAGAGAAGGCCTTAAACTTCTTGTTGCCTTTACTCCATTTATTAAACATAGAAAGTTTATTGATTTCTTTAGAGTCGGAGAAAAGGTTATAAAGAGTACCTTGCATAGAGAGATTAACAAACAATTCGCAAAGCATTTAAAAAGAAGATAAAGGCAAATTTACCATTAAGGCAAATTTACCTTTACTGCAAATTTAGT